AGATAGCTAACTGGGGCAACATAAACAGCACACAGTCTGCATCTTGGTCACAGATTGATAGCACACAGATTACACAATGGGATCCAATTACAGTGTCATGAGGTAAGTTATGCCAATCACAAGAACCGCACTATTAGACCTCCCTATTATTGAGACTGACACAGAAGTTGGCTCATGGGGCGATGCAGTTAACAACGGCCTCACCGAATACCTCGATATTGCAATTGCCGGCCTAACGCCTTTAACGGGCTCAAACTTTTCCGGGTCGCCAAATTACGATTTGAATCTAACACTCACGACGGGCGATTCGAGTGCGGACAATATCGTATTCAATACGGCCCAATATTCGGCAATCAAGGTTGCAAGTCTTAACGCAAACTCAACCATCATTGCTCCGGCCTCGTACAGGTCATACAAAATAATTAATGCGGATGCAACGTATTCCGTAACAATTAAAGCGACCGGCCAGACAGGCGTGGCGATTAGCCCTGGGGCATCGGCGACGGTGGTATTTAATGGCACAGACTATATAGCTCTTGGTGTGCAGGCTGCGGCTTCACTTACGGCAGGCCAGCTTGTAAAAGGTTCTGGCGGAACGCTTGTCACACCAGCTACGCCAGGGACGGATTACGTAGCGCCAGGTACAGCCTCAACATTTACGGCGATGCAGACATTTTCAGGGTCAGCTTCAACCATAGCCCAAACCATCGCCAACTCTTCTGAAGTGGTAACAGTATCTGGTTCGGGTGTTCCGTCTACCGTTGATTATGATGTCACCACACAGTCATTGCTTTATTACACGGGGTCTGCTGCTGCCGACTGGACGGTAAATTTTCGTGCCTCGTCTGGCACACCGCTCAACACTGCGCTCGCTGTAGGAAGAAGCGTCACAGTTGCACTTATGGCAACACAAGGTGTTTCCCCAAAATACAACACAGTCGTACAGGTGGACGGGAACACTATCGTTCCAAAGTATCAAGGCGGTATTGCGTGGTCGGCAGGTAATGCGTCAGCTATCGATGTGTATGTTTATACAATTATCAAAACAGCATCTGCGACATTTACAATATTAGCGTCACAAACCCAGTTCAAGTGAGCTTAATATGCCAATCATTCAGCGTTTAGGTTCCGCAAGCGCCAGAGGGTTTGGCTTTGGTAAGACAGGCGTTACGCATCAGCGCGTTGTACAAGAATCTGCAACCATAACAGACGCTACAAACCGAGCCGTATCTTATGACTCCGTAATTAGCGAGACGTCTACGGCGACGGATGCTATCGCTAGCCTTCTTAATAGCTTGAACCAGGTTCTTGAGGTGGCGACCGGTTCGGATGCAATCCAAGGCGAAAGAGGTTATATAAGCGTTGTCAATGAAACGGCAACGATAAGCGATTTAATCAGTACGATTGGAAATCAAAACATTACGGTTGCCGAGATTGCTACTGCCACGGATGCAGTGGCAAATATAGGATCGTTTGATCGGTCTGTAACCGAGACAGGGAGTATTACAGATACACCGCAGGGTTCGATTCTTACAATAAACGATATCGTAGAAGCAGGAACTGTAAGCGATTTAATTACCCCGGGACGAACAACTTCAGGGGTTATATCTGAAGTTGCGTTAGGTTTAGACGAAACAGAAAGAGTGGCGCTGTCCAATGGGGTTGTTAACGAAACCGCCTCAGGCGCGGATAGTGTTGTTGCTACAAGTTTGGGTTATTGGATTGCTACCCTTACTGACGCTACAGAAAACTTTGGTTTGGGCGTTGCTGTTGATCCAGGCAACAATGTTTATGTAATGGGTATTACTAATTATGTGGCTAATTCATCAGGATCGTTACAGCTTGCCAAATACAATTCGCTTGGAGAAATTGAATGGCAACGAAGTTTATCATCCGGAAGGGCTACTGGCAGCGGAGGTGTCGCCGTTGACTCAAGTGGAAATGTTTATGCGGCTGCAACTTATGTTATTAGTAGTGTTGATTATTGGGTGCTGGCTAAATATGACACATACGGCATACTTGCTTGGCAAAAACAAATAAGTTTTGGTTCTAGTGGTGCGACACCTAATCCTGTTACTGATATTACCCTCGACTCAAGCGGGAATATTTATGTAACCGGGCATTCAACAGGGTATAACACAGGTGGGTATCTACACGCGATAACGCACAAGTATGATGGTAACGGAACAGTTATATGGCAGCGAAGATACGGTGATTCCGTTGCAGCTAACGCTATAAGCAACTACACGTATGGTGTTGATGTTGATTCAAGTGGCAATGTTTATGTAGTCGGGGCAAGAACAGATAATCCATACAGCTTAGATACTTTTATAACTACTAAGTACAATTCAAGCGGGACAATTCTGTGGCAGCGACGTCTGTATGGCGCCAATTCCACCATTACTAGGGGTTATGGAATAGCTGTTGACTCAAGTGGTAATGTTTACGTAACAGGATATTACAGCACTAATACCGACAAAACTATGATATTTGCTAAATACGATACAAGTGGGACGCTTCAATGGCAACGAAACCTTGGTAGTCAAGATTTATCTATAGGCGGATTAAGCGTCGCTTTAGACTCAAGTGGTGATCCTTATTTTTGCGGCTATTCTACCAATAGCAGCGGGATTCGGACTATACAAATTGTTAAGTACAATTCAAGCGGGACAATTCAGTGGCAGCGCCGTCTTAGTGGTACGGAGGATAGTCAAGCTTGGTCCGTGGCAATAGATGCCGATGATAGGGTTTGTATATGTGGGTGGACGGAAAGAAGCGGGATAAGCGGGTTCATTCTTGCTAAATTACCCAGCGATGGCTCCGCAACCGGGACATATTCGGTCGGCGGATTTAATTATACTTACGCAGCAACCACGTTTACCTCATCAGCGAACCGCACCACTGGGTTTACCAGTTATACCTCAAACACGGCAACACGATCTATTAATGCATCGAGCTTGACCGACAGTGTAACTACCCTAACATCTTCGGTAACAGATATTTGATCTCCTATAGGCAGGGGCTACGCAATGAATTGGTCAGACGTTTTAAAAGCAGTCATACCGGTCATTGTGTATTTACTGGTGGAGTAAAATAATGGACGATAAAACTCACGAGCTAGCAGTCCTGAAGGCACAAGCCAAAATTCGGCTTGAAGAGCTAAAGGCCCAAGACTCTGCCAAAGAAGTTGCTGGTAAAGCGATTGGCGAAGATGGACTGCTGTACATCTTTTTGATTGTGCTTGTGGGCGTTGGCGCGTCCCTATTCCTAGAAGGCGAAAAAATTGCTGCTGTTATGGGGCTGCTTGGTGCTTCACTTACTGCACTTATTCAAATGCTAAATGGGATTGCTGGAACTGCGCCAAAGCAGGAAAAGCCTGAGTTTGAAGTCATCAAGGATCTCATCACTCGGTTGGACAAACTAGACCGAGCCGAGCCACCCATGCAAGTTGATGTTGAGGGCAGCAAAGTAACGGTCAAGAAGGGTGCCGACATCGTGACGGCTAAGGGGTAATTATGTTTGAGCTACTTAGTGGCGGTCTTTTAGGCTCCATCTTCGGCGGCATCTTTCGCCTCGCCCCTGAAGTCCTTAAGTTCTTGGACAAAAAGAACGAGCGCCAGCACGAGCTATCCATGTTCCAACTCCAGACCGATCTGGAGAAGATGCGCGGTGAATTCAAGATGGAGGAGAAGTACGTTGACTACTCTATCCAGCAGATGGACACAATTAAAGAGGCATTTAAAGAGCAGGCCCAGACCGCAAAAGAGGCTGGCTGGCTCGCTAGCTTTATCACTGCTATTACCCGCCCCGGTCTTACTTGGATTGCATTTGGCGTATACGTGGCTGTCAAAGCTGCTGGTTTGACCATAGCCTTCCAAACCAATGCCAATTGGGCTGAAGTCTTGACCAAGAGCTATGACGAAGATGACTTTGCCATGCTTAACATGATGCTTACGTTCTGGTTTGTAGGACGGTCAATAGAGAAGTACAACAAGTCGTGAATGAAGCAAAGAAGCTTTGCAAGGATGTACTGATCAAGCCCTTTGAAGGGCTGGCAAAGCGCTTGCCTGATGGACGTGTAACAGCTTATCCCGACCCCGGAACCCGTGGGCATCCTTGGACAATCGGTTGGGGTGCAACCGGCCCCGATATTAATCCCGGTACGATTTGGACGATTGAGCAGTGCGAGGATGCGCTAGACCATCACGTTGAATTCTTTCTCAGGGGGCTTTTTAAGATGTCTCCCAAACTTCAGACTGCCTTACCAAGACGCATTGCCGCCGTGACAAGCTGGGCTTACAATTGCGGCTTAGGGAACTATCGGGTTTCTACGTTTAAAAAACGTATTGATGCGGGGGACTGGGATGGTGCGGCAGACCAATGTATGCTCTGGAATAAAGCTGCCGGTCGAGTTCTCCCCGGTCTTACACGCCGACGTGCGGCTGAAGCTGCATTGATGAGGTGATCCGTGCCACTTAAAAAGATACTGTTTAAGCCAGGTGTAAACAAAGAAAACACTCGGTATACCAATGAGAACGGATGGTATATCAGTGAGAAGGTGCGTTTTCGCCAAGGTACGCCAGAAAAAATAGGTGGGTGGCAGCAGATATCAGGTAATACATTCTTAGGTATTTGCAGATCATTATGGAATTGGGTGACGCTAGGGTTTGACAATCTACTGGCTGTAGGTACAAACCTAAAGTTTTACATTGAGCGAGGCGGGAACTATTACGACATAACGCCAATCCGTGAGACTGCGACACTAACGAATCCATTTACAACAACCATCAATCAAACAACCGTTTTGGTTACGGATAACACGCATGGTTCTTCCACGGGCGATTTCGTGACGTTTAGCGGCGCTTCTGCCGTGGGTGGGCTAACGCTAAATGGCAATTACCAAATCACGGTGACCGGCACCAATACGTATACGATTACAGCATCGGCGCAAGCTTCAAGCACTGCCACTGGCGGCGGGACAGTGACAGCAAAATATGAAATACCTGTTGGTCCGGCTATTCAAGGTGCTGTGGTTGGGTGGGGCGCTGGTGGATGGGGCCAAGGCGGATGGGGTGTTGGCGTAACAGGCACAGAAACCTTAAGGCTTTGGGTTACGCAAAACTGGGGTCAGGATTTGGTGTTTGCGTACAGAGGTGGGCCACTTTACTACTGGAGCGCCAATGATGGCGTGAATACCAGGGGCGTAGCGCTTAGTTCGCTAGGTGGAACATGCACCTTTACAGCAACATCGCCGACAACCGTGACGTTTGACGAGACGATTCTGTCAGAAAACACGGCTGTTAAATTTAACGCAACAACTTCTATGCCGTCTGGCGTAACCGCAGGGACGACTTACTATTTAAGAAACGTGATAGGTGCATCAGCGAATATCAGTGCATCGCCAACTGGCGCATTGGTTAATGCTGCATCAACTGGAAGTGGTGTTTATGTGTCCAGTTTGGAGGACGTCCCGACAGCGGTAAACACAATGATCGTTTCGGATACATTCCGCTTCCTGCTTCTTTTCGGGACAACTGAATACGGAAGTGCGGTGCTTGACCCTATGCTTATACGCTGGTCAAACCAGGAGTCCTTGACAGATTGGGTGCCGGCATCAGCAAACCAAGCCGGATCATTGCGCATATCTCATGGGTCAAAGATTGTCACGGTAGTACAAACGCGGCAAGAGATTGTTGTATTTACAGATGCTTCGTTGTACTCGCTCCAGTATCTTGGGCCGCCGTTGGTATGGGGCACCCAGCTTCTTGGTGACAACATTTCTATCATAGGCCCAAACGCTGCCGTCGTTGCATCAGGCATTGTTTATTGGATGGGCATAGACAAGTTTTATAAATACGACGGCCGAATTCAAACAATGCGTTGTGACCTGAGAAGGCACATATTTCAAAACATCAACCAATCTCAGGTGGACCAAATCTTCGCAGGTACGAGCGAAGGTTTCAACGAGGTTTGGTGGTTTTACCCATCAAGAAATTCGACGGTAATTGATCAGTACGTCGTATACAACTACGCAGAGGATATTTGGTATTACGGCACATTAGGCCGCACGGCATGGAGTGATTCAGGTTTGCGTTCATATCCACAGGCGGCCACATATGCTAATAATATTGTTAATCATGAGTATGGAGTGGACGACAATACTACCGGCACGCCAGTTGCTATTAATGCTTATATTGAGTCAGCCGAATTTGACATTGATGATGGCGAGCATCTTGGCTACGTATATCGCGTAGTGCCAGATATTACGTTTGATGGATCAACGACATCATCTCCGCAAGTTGTCATGACCCTGATACCCATGATGAATTCTGGGTCTGGTTACAACAATCCAGAGTCTCTTGGCGGACAGTCTTACGCATCGGTTCAACGATTATCGACGACGACTATCGAACGATTTACGGGCCAGGTTTACGTAAGGGTTCGTGGTAGGCAGATGATATTTAAGGTGGAATCAACAGACCTTGGTAACGCATGGCAGCTTGGTTCGCCGCGGATTGACATCAGGCCAGACGGCAGAGCAACTGGACAGGGCGTATGAGTTCGTTAAAAAACCCAGCCGCACCAAATATTCCTCTTGCTCCAGAGGTGTGGGACGCTAGGTACCAAGACCAGTTTGCCAACGTTTTACGCTTATATTTCAATGGCTTACAGAATATAACTCAGAATCTACTTGGGCCTAATGGCGGTAGGTTTATGAACAATCCGCATGGTGGATGGTCAAGTGATTCAGATCAAACGGCTGCCAGCACAACAACGGCTTATGCAATTACGTTTGATGTAACAGATGTAGCTGATAGTGTTTATCTGGTTAGTTCATCCAGAATGACTGTTACGTATTCGGGTATTTACAACTTACAATTCAGCATTCAGTTTGCAAATACGGAT